TTAAATTGTTTATATTCACCGCTCATGATTGGATTTCTAATTGTACTGTTTTATATTCGAATTGTTCTTTCTGATACATTTTAAGCCTCTCGAATGAATGAAGTAATGAGTAATTTTTTCTTTTTTCCCAACTAATATCGTCGGATATGTCGTATAATGTAGTAGCACTACCGTCTTCTGACTTTCTTAATCCTCGTCCAATGCTTTGAAGAACTCTGATCTGGCTCTTCGAAGGTGAAGCAAAGATAATATTGTGTAGATTCCTAATATTAATACCGGTACTAAAAGTACCCAGAGATGCGACAATGATAGCATTTTTTTGTTTCTCCACTATAGCTCTGATAGCTTCTCTGTCTGTCGCGGATACATCTCCACTTACAAAGAATACTTTTCTATTTTCATCTACCTTATTATCTATAAGCTCAAAAATAGGCTTACCATGCTTCTCAACGTAGTTATATAAAATAAGCGTGTTACCTTTCAGATCGAGAGCAAGATTACGAATAAACTTATTTCTAAATTGATTGCTTACAATGAAATCGATTTCATCCTGATATGTTCTCTTACCAAACTCCTTACGTACCGTCTCTGCATATTTAAGTACAATTCGTTTAATTTTGAGCTGGGCGAGAGTATCGTTATCTTGTAAGGACTTTGTCGTGGTAACGCGATATATTTTACCGAATAAACCTTGGAGTACGAGTTCATGTGTTTGAGCTCCATCTAATGTTCCTGTTGTTCCGAATCTATACTCAGCTTCAGATGCTTTGTTCATAATTGACATAAGTGATTTTGATTTAAACCCATGACACTCATCGCCAACTACCATACCAAAATGATGAAACCAATCTCTTGATAATTTATAGATAGATTGCCATGTAGATATTACAACTCTTTTTGTAGTATTTTTATCTTTACCTGAATAAATTTTATGAACTTCATTCTCTACATCATATCCATAATCTTTAAAGTCACCATACATCTGTTCAACTAGAGAAGTTGTAGGCACAATCACAAGTACCATTTTATCTTCATTCTCAAGATACCATCGAGTTAAAGCATATATGACAAGTGATTTACCAGATCCGGTTGGAGAAAGAAGAACACCGCGTTTACGATGTATTCCAGTTGATACTGCATCAAACTGATAATCACGAATGATATACGGCATGCCAAGATCTGTAATAAAATTATAGAGTTCTTTTACTTCTACTTTATTATAGTCATCTATACGACCATATGGAGAGTCAATTACCTCAATAAGATAATCTCTTTTTTCTGCAAACTGTAAAAGATGTGGGTAGAGGCCAGCAGGTAATTCGCCTGACATCACTGTAAACAATCGAATCTTTCCATCCCACATTCGATTTCTAAATGCTGGCATGAATTTATAACCAGGAACATAGAACGAGAAAAACTCGTTTAATTCCTGGGCAGTGCCACTATCACATTGAATGTGAAGATTAGCATGATTTAGTTTCCTGACTCGAATTGTTTCCATTTAATTATATTTGATATCGTCTGATGACGCCAATTAATATTGTTAATAATGTCTGTTAAAGTATCTATAACAGTCTTATAGTACTGTATTTTTTCCTCAGATTTCTGAATTTCAGGATCGCTATCATAATAATAATCAAGTTCACCTTTAAGTATTTTAAGACCGTTAAAAGGATCAGCTTCCCAACCAAGTTCCTGTAAGGTTTCATGATCCATCTTACCATTGTAATATAGCCATTTCTGCTTTAATAGAACTTTTTGTTGGAACTCAGCACGCTTTGATTGTAGCTTATACGTTGAGAGAAGCTCAAGATACTTAGCGTGTAAGAGAGGTTGTTCTCGTGAGGATTTATCGAGTTCGTTTGAATCGATAACACAGTCTTTTGCCCACATTTCGTGGATAGCTTTCAAATCAATCATCATTTACTCCATACAGTATTATATATTATAATACATAATACGTCGAAAGTACACTAAGAATTATGCAAAGACTAACTTTTGATGGGCGCCTACAATTTGTTCTACTGTTCTACCACTTGTTGTTTGGTTGTAATAAACTTGGAAGCTTCTAACATACCATTCTAACGCGGTTCTAGATGTGTAACCAGCTGTATAAGAACCAGCGTCACCACCATTCCAGAATACCATTCCTGGTTGACTTACTGTAGGTGGAGTGTATCCTCCACCAGTACCAAGTCCAGAACCGATTTCTGTACCAAGAGTTGTGGTTCCGCCCGTTTGTGCAGGCCACATTCTAAATCCTGAAGAAGTGGTGTTGTTAATAGTAGCAATAGCATTACCTCCACCCCATATTGCCATAATCCATTCACCGTCATTATCCCAGTTAGAGAAAAGTCCCATGTTACCATCTAGTCTACCCAAACCGGTGGACGAGGTAGTTGCCAAAGTTATACTTTTTGCCGCCGCGTTATCATATACACCAATTCCGATTCCAGTTCCTGTTTCATTTGGTATCCACATACTAAACACAATCAAATCAGTCGATGCATCAAATCCACCAGTGTTAGTTAAATCCCATACCAATGCATTGTTAACGTTACCACCACTTTGTGCTTGAGTTTTACCACCGTAATGTCCTTGATATCCGCCGACTGTTCCTAAACTTACGGCACTACCTTGATATGTATCCGCCGTTACGCCGACTGTATCTTTCGATGCGGCATAGGTTGAATTAGCAACATAGAAATAATCACCTTCATAGAATGATAATGACACTGTTGATGATGAAGTTATGACATGCGAACCATCATTTGCTTTTATTCTTAATGTAAAATCACCGCCATCTGAATCTCTTATTGATGGCTTTAAAGTAATACGAGGCTCTGTCGGATGATTAGTGCTATCTAAAATACCTGATCCACCACTAGCACTATCTTGGCCAAATGCACTATCAAGTTGTGCTGGATATGAAGGTACTGTCTCATAAGTATAATTAATAGGAAATCCTTCGATATCGCTAGCAGCTTTAAACTTAATAATGCTTGTCTCACCATTGGCTTTTAGCGTAAGAACACCCGGTAAAGCAGAATCCCAACTAGGAACTTCGTTAGCTCCTGAATAAATTCTATCCCAAGCAGCACCATCCCAGTTAAACATGCCCTTTTTATCTGTAGTAAATGCTAAATCGCCGGCAGTATTACCAGAAGTTGGCAGTGCTGCAGAATTTGCATAGATAGTAACTCCTCCACCAGAAGAAGCACCAGAAGAAGCACCTAAATTTCCAGCAATTATACGCGACTTACTCATCTTTATTATCCTTTAGATTCTGTAGTTGGTGGTGTAAAGTTACTAGTATATCTTGCTAGTCCTTTAGTAATTCTAACATCTTGAGCATATCCATTGAAATAACTACTCGATCCTCCTCCACTTATGAAACGACCCATTCTAAGAGGTCTAGATCCAGATTTATTTGTCCACGCAGTTGAATCAGTAATTGTGCTTCCTTGTTGTACACCATCAATAAATCCTTTTAAATCTGTACCGCTTCTTGATACAGCAATATGATACCATGTATTTAATGTTGGTGCGAAACTGGCAAAATTTCTAAATGTATTACCGGTATTACTATACTGACCAAATGAAAAATTACCAGACCCATTTCTATACATTATCCAATCAGAATAATGTGCAGGCGTTGCATCAACTCCAGTGCCCATTAGAATAAGCGGAATAGAACTGCTCGGATTTGCTGCAAAATACCACCATCCTTCAACAGTAAAATCATCAGAACCACCAAAATGATATTCATCCTTTTTAACAAAATCTAAATAATCCCCACTACCGTCAAAGTATATAGCAGACGAAGTTGCAAATTTTCTTTGTGTATTACTAGCAGTTACGTTACCGCTTTTAGTCATTATTTGACTTCCAGATGAAGCATCCCAAATATCATTCTTATTTGTACAAGTCAGTAATGATGTACCACTAATAGCAGTTAATCGAGCAGTTGGAGGAGTAAATGCAGATGTATAAACTGCAGTGCCTTTTACAACTCTAAAGTCAGAAAAATAACCTTTAATTCCATAAGCATTAGCCGGTGTTCCGCTACCAATACCTACGATGACACTACTATTTCCAACAGCTCCAGCATAGGTCATACTACCCGTTGAGGTACCATTTCTATACAAAGTAACAGTCGTACCGCTTCTAACTAATGCGTAATGAGTCCAAACATTAAGAGCCGCAGCCGACGATTCTAAAAATGCTGCACTAGTGCCGTTCATATAAACGTTATATTGTGCCACGCCATTGCCTGTTTGCAAAATTAAATTAGGATTCGTAGCATAATTATTATCATAAACTGAGCCATAACCAGTATGAGCCCCGTCCCAATATTGCCACCATTCAACTGTAAATTCGCCAGTTCCAAAATCAAAATCAGAGCTGGCTGCTACAGTAAGATGATCACCAGAACCATCAAAGTACACAGACCCACGATGGTCTGCCGTTGTATAGCCGAGATAATCATATGGTGAAAATCGCTGTGTATGTATATTACCTACTTTAGTTATAGTAGCAGCATCACTTGAACCATCGGCTATATAAGGCAAATGACAAGTAAGCAATTTAGTATTTGTTATCGCAGTTAATGGATCCGTAGGTGCTGTGAAGTTTGAAGTATAAACTGCAGTGCCTTTTACGAATCTCACATCTCTTAAATATCCAGTATAAGGTAGACTCGCATTTCCTGCCGCACCGATATAAAGAGTAGATGTACCACTATAATCTGTACTATCGCTTGCATTCGTGTGAATTGCAGTACCGTTAATAAAAATTTTAGTAGTTGTGCCGCTTCTAGAAACAGCTAGATGATTCCAAACATTTGCACTAAATTGACCAGAAGCTGAGGCGTTTGTAATTGTATTACCTTTATATGTTGATACCATCCCGCCACTAGTGTGACTTAGTATGATACCAAATCCAGTTGATGCAGTGTAACTTGAATATGGATCCATTCGAGTAGATGCATTCGTAGTATAGAACCAAAGTTCTACTGTGAAATCTCCACTTTCTGGAACTAGCTGTTCGCTAGCATTAGCAATGTTTAACCAATCTCCAGTACCATCAAGATAAGTACTATAACCACCAGGATGATATGGTGAAAATCCTGTTGATGTTACATTACCTGTTTCAGTAATTGTATGCGTATTAGTAGAAGCATCAACTTGGTTATCTGTACCAGCAGTATCAGCTTGTAGTAATAGTGTTGTATGATTAGAATTTGTTACTTTGAAAGTTAATGATATTGTACTAGTACCAGATCCAAAACTAATACCATCTGATGCTTTAAATGTTAATGTTGACAATGTAGTAGTAGCAGAATCTTCACTTAATGGCGTAATAGTAAACACACTTGAATCTTGACTGATAGTTCCTAATCCAGCAAAACTTCCGTCAGAATCTACTGAGAAAGTTAATCCATCTACGGCGTTATCAGAGTCAGTAGCTGTAAGAGTAACTACTGTCGGTGTTGAACCATCTTTCGCAAGTTCAATAGTGCCAAGCGGATCAATAGTTAGCGAAGGAGTAGCATTTATCAATGCAACATTATACCAACCAGAACCATTAGAAATATAAAGTCTGCTTGTATTTGTCACATATGCCTGATCGCCGGAAGTCAATCCAGTCGTTGGTAGATTTTCTTTGGTGGCATATACCTGAACACCTGGCGAAGAAGCCGGAACGTTATCGAGATTTATAGCCTTCACATCTCCAGTACTAGTAATTAGATTTGCAAGCAGTCGAGTTTTACTAGCCATTATGCGAGGTCTCCAAAAATAACCGCTGTAGAATATTTTACATCTACTAAAGCTGTATCATTTGTTTTAAATGCTTTTATAGGAAAGTTAGCAGTAGGTAATGCTCCTGTGGCATCATAATTAAACATACTAAAGCCGGCATGAACCCCGGCATCATATTCACCGCCAGTAACATAAGTATAATTAGCGTTACCCATATTATTTGTATATACGGCTGTGTTAATACCTTGTCCACCATCTGTAATACTAGAAAAATTAAGACCATCTCTTATTGCTGGAGTTCCGGTCATATTAAAATTTATATGTGCCTTCGCACTACCGCTCACAACATACTGTGTACCGACAGTGCCTTCTGAACTGTGCTGAATCTGATCTGCTACTATTTTACCGTATGTCATATCTTTATCCTACAAAATATCCCGACCAATTGCTACTGATAAAAACTTTAGAACTGCTAGGTTGACCTTGTCTAACGTTAATATAAATGGTGTCACCTGCTGTGCATTTCGCAATTCCAGATACTTGAGCACCAGAGTAATCAAGTCCACCCGTATTATTAGTTGCATGAGTTAATCCTGCTATACTGACAGGTGCACCGTTAGCATTGATTATAGAAGTCTCTAGAAACATAATACTGGCATCTGGTATCTGCCAAGTTAGATTTAAGTTCCATTGCCACAGTCCTGTGCATCCTGCAGGTATAGTATATTCATTATTTGCTAAACTAAAATTGCTACCACCTTGTTCATATATAATTCTTTCCCACTCAACTTTAACATATGTAGACGAACTCGATGATCCTAAATCTTGATTTGCGCCATTATTAGCATCAACATAAAATGCCGCACGTCCTGGAAAAGAAAACTGCCCACCTAAACTTTGTAATCTTGCTGCGGTCATGCGAGGTCCCCATGCGCTTTTGCATTATTTCTATCGTAATCTGCAATAGTACTTGCATTGTTGTAAATAGTGTACATTTGAGTTTTTGAAGCGGTAGTATTTGTCAAGTCAATACAAGCTACACCACCAAAGCCGTTTTCAGAACTTGCAGAAAGGGTTACGCAATATTCGTTATCAGTAAAAGCGTTTGTTAAATTTAAGCCGTAGTGACCCACACCAGAATCTGTAATGCTAGCTAAGTTTATGCTTTTAAGGGAAGCAGGAGTTCCGCTTGTGTTAGCGAAAGATACCCAAGCCTTTGCCGCACTCTGATTAGTCAGCGTGACTGCGCCACCTGATGATGTCTCTACTGTGTTTGTGTGTATTGTACTCATGCTATTACCAACGTTGCGCTATCGTTAATCGTTACTGTTACACCGCTATCTACAAAGATAGGACCAGCAACCAATCCATTCTTTGCAGAATCAAGAGTATAATTTGCAGATATTGTATGACTATGTTCTCTTACGATACCATCAATACCTACAAGAGTTAAGGTACCAGCAGAATCTACTCCTCCGCCTCCACCGCCGCCAGTAGCTGGTGTTCCTGTAGTAGTAAAATTACCTGCTATAAGTCTTGCTTTTGATTCTGCCATTTATACCAACTTAAAGTAATTAAATCTGAATGTTGCCGCGAATGTAATAAAAGTTTGTCCATCTGCTGTTGACTCAAATACAATATCACCAAGAGCAGTAGGTATACAATCTATATATCTTACTTGTTTTGTTTGATTGTTATGACTTGAAAGAATTGACAATGTAATATCTGCATATGTCGGGGTATCCGTATTTGTTGCAGTATTACCTTTACCTTTTCCCAGATTTCTATTTACTAAGCGAAGAATCCAATTGTACATTTCTGAATAACTTTCAAGATTTTCATCTAATATAATATTTGTAGACAATTCATTAAAAGTAAGTGACTCACCTGGAAGTGGCACGCCTGCGAGACGCGGTATCGGTAACTCTACTGGATTTATAATCATACCCGGATGAGTGATTGTCTGACAGAAAAATTCTAAGTTAGGATAATTCCGTCTATCAATTACTAGTTTAAAACTTGTAGGTTGTAGATAATTAAAGTTTTCTGTTAAAGTAGCCATGATCTATTTATACGTTTTCTATGTTAAAAAAGAGGCAGCCGAAGCTGCCTCAGTTATATTTTTTTATTTTTATTGACCTTAAGCGAGGATGTTGTCCACGCGGAAGATTCTGTAGTACTGGTTACTACGATTTGCAGCCAGACCGCTTGCTGGAGTTGCTCCTACGAATGGGTTTGAAACCATACCGTAACGAGTTTTAAATCCAATCTTTGGCTGGAATGTGTCTTCACCAACCGCACGTACCATAGTTAGCGGTACGTATGGGCAATAGAAGAGACCTGCATCGTATGGGTTTGTACCCTTATAACCGACGTTGACGTAATCTGAAGTTGCATATGGGTCAATGTAGACACGCATGCGACCGTTAAGTACACCAGCGAAAGTATTACCTGTGTCATCAACATTTAGAGATGTTGACATTGCAGGTGTGTAATCCAACATGCCTGATGCTGACAGAGCAGATGCTACGTCAGATGAACAGATCATGAAGTTACCTTTACCACGACGTGTTTCTTTAGCAATTACGTTTGATTCACGCTCAAGCTGTACGATGAGACCTTTGAACTTCTCAACTGACCAACGACCGTCAGCATCTGTTGAGAGGTTAAAGATACCATTGATTGCTGTGTTAGATGTTGTACAACCGATTTTAGCCTGTGAGTTAACAGTACGGATAACTTCACGGTTGATTTCAGCCATGATCTCTGTTGAGAGAATGTTAGCCAGCTCTGTTTCAGCATCCAAACCATGAATGGCTTTAAGATCCTGAGCAAGTTCCAAGCTGTATTCTGCTTTCAGTGCACGGCTCTTGGCAGTGACTGTTGCTTTTTCGATGGTGAATCCCATTTCTGCGAAGTTTTCACCTACACCGTCTCCCAAAGCTTCTGCTTCGGCAGTTGTGTATGGATCACCTGCATAAGGTACACCGACTGAATCAGCGATTGTTCCATCGCCATCGGTATCGCCTGCACCTGTAAGACCTGATGGTCCACCAGTTCCGTTGCCGGTTGTTGCTGAATCACCAGAGAATCCGACTGGAGCTTCGTTAAAGAGAGCTTCGTCGCCTGCTGATACACCAGCTTTTGTCTTTTCGAAGGTTGACTTCATTGCGAAGATCAAGCCTGTTGGACCAGACATTGGCTGAACACCACACATGTCGTATGCCATAAGATTTGGCATTGCACGACGAACCAATGCGATGAGAACTGGATTCCAGTTAGCTGCATTGCCGGTGTTGTTTGTTGGAGCAGCTTCGTTAAGAAGACCTTCTTCGCGAAGTGCTTGCTCTTGGTTTTCGAGGATAGCAGCTGTTACTGCTTTACGATGATGGTCTGTGATTGCGCCCGCTGACTCTTCGTTCAGTACAGGTGCCCACTTTTCCATCAACTTATCGTATGATGCTTGCTGTTGCATTTTTATTGGACTCCCAATTAATTTTTATTTGTTTTTTGGATTGCGGAGAGATACTGAGCCATTGAGCCAGAAGCTTCTACAATAGCATCGCCATTGTCTTCTTCTTCAATATCAGCGGACTCGGTAACTTTTTTGGTGAAGTATGATTCTTTGACTGTTAGAACTTTCGTAGAGAAAGAATCCCAATCATCGTAATCTACATCTTCAACCAAACTTTTGAGTTTTTCAACCTGAGTTTCAGCAAGGTCTGAAGCGTGCTCACGAATAATGTGTTCGCGACTTAGGTATTCTAGCTCCTCTTGCATCTCAAGTGACTTAGCTACTGCAGTATTGTGTGCCTCTTCAAGCTCATTAATCTCTGCAGCCATTTCGTCAACTAGATCAACCTTAGACTCTGGAACCTCAATGTAAGACTCAGTAAACAGATCTTTCAAGCTGTTCATGAATGTTTCTGAAATTTCAGTGCGAAGGCCTGTTTGGACGGCAATTTTATTTTCTTCCATCCAATTCTCAACTACGTAGTTAAGATAGCTGTCGACTTTTTCAACGAGTTCAGCTTTAGTAGATTCAACTTCTTCAGCTAATTCTTCGTTGTACTTCTCTTCAAGACGATCAATTTCTTCAGCGAGCTTTGATTTGATAGCTGCTTCGAAAATGACTTCTGCTTTGGCTTTGAAATCCTCTGACAAAGTAGCTTCTTCGTTGACCAATGCGTTGAGGTCATCTGAAAAATCTGCTTGGTATTGGATTTCTGACTCAGCAATTGTATCCCCGTCAAAAGCTTCTGGATCTGTACCAGCCTGTAGTGTTCCAAGAACACCAGACAGTTTTTCTTTTGACATGCTTTGCATTGCGCCGACTGCAGCTGACATCATACCAGCTTTTGTCTTAGGCATTGGGTCTTGCTTTGTATTATCACCTTTGCGTGCTGGAGCTTTTTTAGTAACTTCACTAGCCTTATCGGTAGCAGCTACTGATTGTGCTTCAGCATTTTTAGGATCGTGAGCTTCTTCCACGACATCGTTGTCATCATGGAGGTCAACATCTTGATCTTGGATTTGATCTTCAGTCATTATTGACTCCTTTTATTTAGTTTTGAGCAACGAGAGGAAATTCTTAAACTCACGAACTTGTGTCTCATAGAGATCCGCGCGAGGAGCTTTCTTAATTTCAGTCTCAATCTTTTCAATAGCCTGAGCTTCAATGATGCCGTTGTTCCATACCCATTCAACACCTTCCATAACCCCATTAACAAAAGCACTAGGAGCAGATGGATCTTGAACAATATCTACTGCATTGAGTAGAAAATCTGGTTTTACAACCATGGCGCCACCACGATTTTCGAGGCTTCCCATTCCACGAGTTGAGACGCCTAGCTTGACTCCTCCATCCAACAAACCTTTTACAATTTGTCCCATAGGAGTTTCCAAAATAGTCGCCTTACCCACAACATCGTTACCTTTCCAATCAAGGGATTCGATCTTGTGAGAAACTTTATCTAGATTAACGGTCGGTCCCTCTGGATGATTCAATTCACCCACAGCTCTACCTTTGGATACTTGCTCAGTTGCATATTTATCAACTGCGCCTTCCATTACTTGCCTGGGGTAGATACGACCGTTTCT